TGTTATACTCGTACACTGTGCCTGTACGTACTGTCAGCGGATAAGAGTTGTACTGATCACTGTAGTCGAACCCTGACTTAACAACAAAGTCCTGTCCTGTGGCTCCAATGACTGTCATAGACAGACGCTTGAGGATCTTTGTTTGTGATGCCGCACCAAGATCAAAGTAATTTGTAAAGTACACCATACGATATGACTGACCATTGTCTTGGTAACCTGTATACCTAGCAAGGCCATCTTCATGAGTCATGTATACTTCCCCATCAAACCCAAGCCAGTCTGTAAACTCCATGTTGTTCCAGATGGTTACACGAGCACTGCCATCTTGTAATGCAGTACGCATATCAAAACAGTACACTTGCTTAGTTGTTGGAAATGCAAGTAAATAAAATGCGTTGGTAGGTGAGTAAGCTGATTTAATGTTAGCAGGTGTTTCAGATTCGATTAACTGTACAAGATCATCCCGCACATTTCTTGACAAGTCACGCATCGGTGTTGACTTTTCTTGAATAACTCGACCTAACGACATCAAGCCTGAGTCAGACAGAAATAAAATATCTGTACCTGTATTCTGTAAGCTGTCTCTTGCAATACACCCAACACCACTGATCACTTCTACCAGTTGTAGTGTTGTAGGGTCAAGGTAGGTTTGAGCAGTATCACTGTCACCAAAGATAATAATGTTGTTCTTACAAAATACAATCAAGAAACCATTGTGTGCGCCTAGTGCAATAATCTCATCATTACCATTGACAAGAATACTTGACAGATCTAGGCTACCTGCTGTGCCTGAGTTCCAACGAGTAGGATCAAGCAAATCAGTCCAGTAAATTGTTGTAGTATTAGTTGCTGTATCTGCTGTCCATACTCGACCATACGCAGACAGTGCACAGTTACCTTCAATTGGTGTACCAGATGCTGAAGGAGATGCAGAGATGTCTAAGATAGTCCCAGTCACTGTATCAAAGTACAATGGCTCATAGTTCTTTTGGAACAAGTATGCCGCATCGTTTAGTGTAACAGCTTGCCAGTTACCTTCAGTAATCGTTTGTGACCCTGAGTAGGTAACAGCAGTTAACGTGCCTGCGGAGTAAAGGTAAAAGTTTGTATCTGACCACGCACCAAAGTATTCAGTTGCATCAATATCAACAAACCGATGCATACCTTGAAGGTCAACACCAGTAGACTCATCTAAAAATATCCATCCCTTACGAGCACCTAAGCGTCCAAACTTATCAATTACGCAGTTGTTAGCTTGTAATGCAAAGCCAGACTCAAGTGTAATACCAGACTCTTGGGTGTTTAATCCAAAAAAGCCCGGTGCGGCAATACTGGCTGACTGTAAAGGTGCGGCCATTATTTAGTTGTCCAAATAAGTTCTTCGGGATGTTTAGCTTGGTCAAGAGACACAGCGTCATTCAAGATACGAGCCGCTGTTGCATAAGCAGAACTTGAGGATGCTCCACCGTCTTCGCCACGTTCTTCAACAGCTTTAGCGTATGCAAGCATTTCAACAGGCTTAGATGGGCATAAAAGTACATCAGTGTCTGTGGATAAATCATCTTGACGATTAATTAGATTAAACCTTAAAGAATAGACACCATTAGGTGGTGGGTAGACTTCAACAATCGTATCTCCATTGTCATCAAGACCATTAAAGCTATAGTACCTAGGTTCACCTTGGACTGGATTACTGTTTAAATAGTATCCTGTAAACTCTGAAGCTGTCTTGTAAGTCATAAAGTAATTACTTGTGTCATTAACGACATCAAGCATCTTCATGTTGTCTCCAGATCCTGTGAGTTCATAGGCAAACACACCGGCAGATGTAGTTGCTGTTAAAGTTGTTCGTAAAGCAGACCAATCCCATGACTGTTCTACTTCTTGTTTAGCATCATTAACTAACATACTAATCATAGTTGAATATGAATTTTCTTCAACCGTAGAAACAGTACGCTCCCTAAGACGCTTAAGAACATTATTGACAAGTTGTAAGTATGTCATGAGAATACCTTAGTGTACATAAGTGGTAGTATAACACATTTTAACTAAAAAGTCAAGTGTTACCATTTTTTACAAGACCAGTACCGTGCTGTTAGCTTACTTGGTGGGTTAGTGTCACACTTGTGTCGTGCTCTAAAGCTCCTACGACGAGCAGGTTGGTCTTTCTTGATCGTCATATTAGGATCACCAAAACGAATAGTCTTGGTCTTGTCGCCTTCTTTGGCAACCACTACGAACTTTTTAGAGCCACCCGGAGTGCGCTTAGGTTTGTTGTAAGCACTTACGCCTGCTCTGGCTAACTTAGGGTCTTTTGACTTTGGCATTATGCTTTTGCCTTCTTTTTGCCGCCACGTTTCACCTTCTTAAGATCAGCCGCTGTGATCTTGTCTCTTGGAGGAGCTACTCTTGCAAGTTTCTTTTGCTTTGCAGAATAACTTGTTTTGCCTTTAGGAAACGGCATTACTTCTTACCTAAGCACTTCTTAGCGGCTTTACACTTAGCCTTAGTCTTACAACCTGCACAGGTCTTAAATGCTTTTGGTGCTTTCTTTGTAGTTGAATATGCCATTACTTCTTTCCTATCATTTCTACAATTCCCTTACCTGCCTTGACACCAAAGCTAGCAAGAACAATCACCATGAGAATCTCATGATACCAAATCGGCAAAGTTGCCAATGCGTTGAACCCCGCTTGGATATGTTCTACCATGCTTGGTATAAAGACAAGTATCAGAGGTATGCTGAACACTATCGTTAACCACTCGTCTTTCCACGAGTTCTTGGATGCTTCGGCCATGATGCGTTCCCAGTCCGCTGAAGACTGTGCCGCTGTTTTCAGTGCGGTGGCTTTGGCCTCTGCGGTGGCCTTGGTTGATTCCGCCTTGGCACTGACCCATGTACCTGCCAAGTTCGTGATAGCTGTGACTAATCCAAGCATCTGTCATTTTCCTTGTTGTGGTATTGGTACACAGGCCATGCCTCTGGGGTCTTCAGCATCAGCCATGATTACCATAGCGTCCTTAAAACAATCTTGAGGATTGGTGTACTCTTTACGTTCTACAATCTGTAACACACCGGGTTGTAAAGCAATAGTAATAATTCCATAGATGATCCACATAGGTGACCTACTGTTTACTGAGCCAGTAGAAGATATATATTACCAAGCCAATGGCTGAGAGAACGCTAACGCCCAAACCGATGCTAATACAAATATCAACAATCTGCTTCTTACGTTTAGCTTTTTTGGCTTTCTCAGCTTTTTCTGCGGCTTCACGGCTTTCCTTCATCTTCCTCTGGTAGTCTAACCAATCTGTCCATAACCCGGCTCGCCCCTGCCAGATCATCATTTGCTTCAGAGCATCCTCATATTCTTTAAGTTGCTCTGTAGCCATGAACGCTTCAAGGTCAGACTTATATCCGTGCTCATGTGCTTTCTTTTGTATCTCAGCCTTGAGGCCAAAGTAGTCTGCTAGTGCCTGTCCTGCTTCATACAGTTCTTTACCATTGGCGATAGTTTCTTTAATAACGCCAAAGGCCGCATTAGCGGCGGCCAGTTCAGCTATCATCGGGGCGATCCTTGCCCAATAACCTCTGTACTGTCTTAGTTTCGTAAATCCTTATTGCTGTCCATACTAATGTAAACAACGCCGCCATCGGAGGCAACAGTTCACCTATCGTTCCTACTACAGTGACTACACTTAAACCGTCTACAAGAGTCTTAGTGCTTTCTGTTGCCATCTCTTTCACACTCCGTCCTTAGCTGTTTGCTGTAATAGCCTCGTTAAACGGTGTCAAATCTTCTGTCGTCCAGAAGTCTTTTGCGACCATAATTTCTAAGTGTTCTACGTTGCGTGACACAGTGTCTGCCCAGTCTTCATCGCTCATGTCCTCTGGCTGTCCTGCGTTCAACAGGTTCACTGAGTCCATAGCGGCTGAGTAGTGCTGTGCGATTTGTTCTGCTGTGAGTTCTTCCATTAGTTTTCCTCTATTAAGTCCCAAGATAGGGTTGCTTCATTCCAAGTATAATAATTACCGTCTGTAGGATACGCTACTGGAGCGTCCCATAAACAAGTAGTTTCATTTAACGACCAAGATGCAAACGGCTGTGGGGGTATAAACGCATCTCTATCAGCGTCATATGTATACCCAATACCTGCGTAATTCTTGCGGATGTTGCCGTTGTAACTTGTTTGTTTCCACGTTGTGTCAGAGCCAAGCAAGTTCTGCAAGAACGTTACACCAAGTGACTCTTGCTCCACATTACTGTCATCCAGAATCTCAGAGTTATCTACAACCAAGACCTGAGTGACTATATTGTTTCCGTCGAGTTGTGCAAAGTGTGCCATGTCTTCCTCTTAATTCTGGAACTTGTAACGAATGATAACTACGCCAGAACCGCCATTGCCGCCAATCTTGTAGGATTCGCCAGAGCCACCTCCACCGGAACCAGTATTGGTAGAACCATTTCCGGGAACACCTGCCGCCTGACTTGCTCCTGCGCCGCCACCGCCTGTGCCACCAGAGCCACCACCTCCTGCCGCTTGACCGGGGCCACCGCCGCCACCTGCACGAGTTACGCTAGATCCAGTAATAGAAGATGCAACGCCATTACCACCATCACCACCGTTGTCTTGTGACGGGGCATTTTGACCAACAGAACCTGCGCCGCCTCCGCCACCACCTGCACCTGCGGTTCCATTACCACCTGCAAAACCTTGATTAGCAGTTCCAGAGGCTCCTGAAGTAAACTGTCCGCCACCGCCACCAGAGCCACCACTTGATGGAGATGGTGAAGATTGCCCGGCTTGAGTATCTGATCCCTTACCACCGCCAGTTGAAGTTATGGTTGAAAATGAAGAATTACTGCCATTGTTCCCTGTTGTGTTATTACCACCTGCACCACCTCCACCAACGGTTATAGTGTAAGAAGTTGTAGTAACAGTTAATGCCGATTCAGCAGATGCCCCTCCACCTGATGACTCTCCAGATACAGATGAACGATAACCACCTGCACCACCTGCACCGCCCCAACCTTGGAATGAAGAACCACCGGAGCCACCACCTGCGATAACAAGATATTCGACTGTACTCCCCCCGCCAGCGGCATTCCCCAAAGATGAAACAGAAAAGGAACCAGATGATGTAAATGTGTGGACTTTATAATCGCCAACAGTCGCTACTGATCCACCAGTTGCTGAAACATACAGTGCATTAGAAGTGCCGTAGAAATCAGCGCCTAACTGAATCTCACCAGACCCCGGTGCATTACCTTTGCCGTAATATTCAGAAAGCTGAATAGGGTTACTCCCCCCAAACTCAGTCTGGATTTCAGATAGCTTGATTTGACCAGAGGCTTGTAACGCCATTACTTAGCCTCCAGAGCCTCGACTCGTGCTTTCAATTCTTTGACTGCTTCAACTAATAAACCTGTCACCGCATCGTATTCAACAACGTAGTAGGTATCGGCTGAACCTGTGTGGATAGGCATTGACTTTTCTTTGACTGCTTCAGGCAACACTTCCATGATTTCCTGAGCAATGACACCCGCAGATGCTTGACCGTTATTCTTGCGTACAAATGTAACACCATTGATTTGGTCTACTTTGTCTAGCGCATCTGTGATGTTTTCAATGTCGTCTTTGAGTCTACGGTCAGAGATGGTTGTTGAGTAAGCAATGACATCCCCATCAAAATGAGCATCTTGTGACCCATCAATGTACAGCCCGATGTTTCCATCACCGTCTGATACGACAATGCGATTAGATGCTGTGCGAATGTCGAGGCCGTCTTGGTTGCCGTCATAACGCCCAACAATTGTGTTGTTATTTCCTGTTGTTACATATTGTCCTGCCGCATGACCAAGAAAACTGTTGCCTGTACCAGTTGTATTAGACGTTCCTGCAAGTCTACCAATAGCGGTGTTTTGAGCGCCGGTGGTGTTTGCGACAAGCGCACGGTAACCAACACCCGTGTTATTAGATGCAGTTGTGTTTGACGCTAAAACACCATCGCCCAATGCAGTGTTACTTGCACCAGTCGTATTTGCACCCATTGCACCACGACCAAATGCGGCATTGTAGTTTGCTGTGGTGTTTGCGGCTAATGCACCCTGACCAAGTGCGGCATTGCCTGTACCTGTGGTGTTTGA